TGATTAGTGTCAATCGCTGCACTTATTACAACACTTCCTGTAATTATTTCACCATAAACTATTGGAACGGGAGTACCTGCTCTTGATGTATTTTGCACTCCACTAAAATTAAAAGATAATTGTGGATCTTCTTCTGAACTAAACTTTTGAGGTTCTGGCAAAGGAAATAACATTTCTGAAACACCTTGCAAGACTAAAGAAGCACCAACATATACTAAACCTTTAGCTAATGCACCTGCCTTTGCAAAACCAAACCCTGTTCCTATTCCTTTAGATAACATTAAACCTTGAGGAACAAAAAATGCAGCACCTATTAATGCAGCACCTAATAATATCTTTCCAATACCTCTACCAGCACCACTAATAACTGGAATAAAATGTATATCTTCTTGTCCTATAGGGTATCCTAATTCTCTTTCATCAATATCATAATTACCAATTTTTACTTGATAATATTTTGGATTCATGTAAGATTCTACTTCTGGAAAATTATGTATTAAAAAACTTACTGCCTGTGAAACATTGTGGACTTTTACCTCGAACTCTTTATGCCCGATAAATTCTGCTAACTCTCCATATAACTTTAATTTACGAAGCATAGCGATACCTCTTTCCTGTACATTTTAACAACCATTCAGAGTAAGGCTCTCTACAAGATAGTCTATCGGTTAAATGGTGAATAACATCTCCTTCAAAAAATAATGCTACATGATTTAAGGTTGGACACAAAATACTCATAAGTAATACATCTCCATCTTGTAATTTTTCGTCAGGTCTAAGTTCTCTAAAATTAGTACGCCAAGCACAGGCTTCAAACAAAGGTTTGTTATTAAATTCCTCTAATGTCGTAGGTCTTTCCCAATCTCTAAGTTCAATATTCTTTTCTTCTTTGTACCAATCTCTAATTAAACTCCAACAATCTGTTATACCCCAAACCCATTGACGACCCAATAATGGTGGTTTATATCCGCATGGTTCTAGGTACGCCCACTTCTCTGTTTTTGGGTTAACAATATACCAAGGTAAATTACTATCTTCACAGCCAATTTTATCTGCTTGACTAGGATCAGGTGGGGTAATGGGGTGACTATGAACTACACCTACTATTTCTCCTGTATTATCTGCTTTTACATAATCTTCTGGGTCGATAATAAAGCATTGATGCTCTGTCATAGAAAGATTACGACAAGGATAATATCTTTCTTTGCCTTTTATATTTAATAACAAACCACAAGATTCTTTCGGATCTTCTCGTTGTGCATGAAGTAGTGCTTTATATTTCCAAGTCATCCTACAAACGTACCAATAGAAGGGAATATCGACCTAGTGCATTGACGCTTGGGTATTCTTACACCTGCTAAATCTGTAGGTGCAGCAAGTTCAAATTCAACAGTTTCTCTGTTTTCTGCTGATTTTCTATCTATCGCATATATTTCTTGCGGAAACTCCGCACTAGGATCAGCAGTTGCATTTGTTCCGTCAGCAAAATTTACAGCATCCAAAAATTTAGCTAATGTTCTTATCCTTGTAACTGTGGCTCCTGTTAAATCATTACCAGGAGTTGTTTCATTTACAGATAAAAGTATTGATGAAATTAAACCCGTAGCATTACTAATTATTATTTTTGGTCTAGGTAACTGTCCACGTTGAAAAGCAAAACCCGATGCTTGCACAGGAAATCTAAGATATTCATTACCATCCCATACTATTTTTCCATTTGCATTTAGATTACTACCAGCATGAAATCTATAGATAGTATTCGCACCATGTAATGCCGTAGATAGTTGCAGAGTAAATAACTCAATAATTGCTGACGGATTTATGGACTGTAAATCACTAAATACTGCTGAATTAACTGTCATTACGATGCTGGTTCAAATACTTGTCTAAAAGTTGCTTGAATAGTAGCTCTATTTTTAAAAGGAATTGATTTAGTCCAGTTTTCACAAACAAATTTAAAGTCTGAAGCAGTTTCTCCAGGTAAATAATCCGCAGGTAAATCAAAGCTATCATTATCATTTGCTCTAGCATCTAAGAATGTTTCAATTTGATCTGCTTCTGTTTCGGATACGTTGTAAGTAAAATTAAAAACCTTTGGATTTTGATGTTGAGCTAAACCAAACAAAATTCTATGTTCATAACCATCAGCAAAACGGACAGTGCGAGTTAATGGTGCAGATCTTTTTTGTTGGCCGTATATAGGTTTTATTGAAGGAAACGTAGCCATTATGCAAGTAATCCTCCTGGTCTTTGTTGCTGTATTATTTCAGATTGTACTGCAACTGAGATAAGACGACCAAGCTCTCTACCTTGATCTTCGTCACCTTCTACATTTGTTCCAGAAGCGTCTACATTTACTACGATGTTTGTCGCACCCATAGCATGATTTGGTGTTACTACTCCTGTAGCTCCAGGTGTAAATATTTCTGGGCCACGCTCTCCAACCATATAACTCTTATTTGCTTGAGCCGTTCCACCATTAGCTAGGTGTCTTGTTAAATCTTTTGCAGTTGCTCCTACACCCACACCTCCTGTTCCAAATGATCCTGTTAATAAATTAGTACCGCTTGGAATACCTGTGCCAAAAGAATTTGGTACGAAGCTGCTGAAGTTAAATAAGTTACTAAATAAACCTAAAAATCCTCTTTGTATTTGAGCAGCCATTAATCTTGCAGCCGTATCTAAAAAATAATCTGCTATTCGATTTAACATATTTCTAAACGCATCTTTAACACTCATTGTTCCTTTAATAATTCCTTTAAATGATTCTTCAAAACCTGTTCTTATCGCTACGCTTAAATCTAAAACTGCTCTTAATGGGTTTATTAAGTCTCTAATTTCTTCTGAAGGAGCATTAAATTCGCTGATGAATTGTAACTGCTCATTTATTTTTATAGAGTGCTCAATAAATTCAAGAGATTGTTGGTTTGTTTCTGCAAATTTATCAGCAAACTCTTTTGTTTTCTTTACTCTAAAGTCTAATCGAGCTTGTTCATCTCTAAACTGAGCTTTATAATTACCTCGTTTGTTTTTGAATACATTGTCAAAATCAAATTCTTTTATACTTCTGTCAGCAAATTGTTGTTTCTTTTTATTGAAAATAGCTTGTTCTAAAGCAACTTGAGCTTTCAATGAACCTTCGGTAGCTAAAGTTGAAAATAAATTATTTCTTGTCTCACGACTTATTTCTGAATTAAGACTTTGAATTTTTTCTAATACCGATTCTGAAGTTCTAAGACCAGATAGAGTTTCAACAGTTTCTCTACTGCCAAAAGCATTAATCAACATATTAGCCATAGACGCATCTAAATCTTTAAACTGACTTACTAACTGGATCGCATCTTCTTTTGTTATATTCATTTCTTTTGCTAATTCTTTTATCCTTTGTCTTGAAAATCCACTGCTAATTCCCATAGCTTGCATTTCTTCATCAAGATTTCTGACAGCTTTTCTAAATGCTCTAACCTCTTGAACTTGAGCAACAATAGCAGTAGCAGCGATAGAAGCTGCAAAACCTCCACCCATAGCTAAAGCTCCACCAGCAGCACCAGCAAGACCACCAGCAGCAGCAGAAGCACCACCACCACCAAATAGTAATGGAAAGCCACCACCGATTAAACCACTTCCAATAGCTCCCTTTATTCTGCCTCCTAAACCACCTTTCATGGCAAACATTCCTGTAGGATCTGCGTTCTTCCCAAAACCTAATTTATTTAAACGACCTCCAATCCCTCCAACTCCTCCTGGGCCTATATTCTGAAAGGCAAATGAACTATTCTGTTGAGTTAAAAGTTGGGCTGTTTTCTGCGTATTCTTTGCTGTCTTTTTTGCGTTTCTTGCGATTGACTTTTCTATTGCTAAAGCTGCTCTATCTACTGGAACGGGATTAGGTTGAAATCTTCGACTAAAATCTCTAAATCCTGAACCCGATGCTTGCCTTGCAGCTTGACTTGCAGATGTATTTTGGCGAACCACATCAAGTAAACTACCACCTCTAAGATTATTCATCAGAGTCCTTCTCTGATATAACTCTCGATTATATTGCCTTTCAACTTGAACTAACTGTCTGGCTGATTTGTAATAACGATCAGTACCTATTGCTGCTTTATCTAAATTAAGTTTTGCCTGTTTTAGTACTTTATTTAAAGTTAAAAAAGAATTTGGAAGAGTTTTACTTTGTTTATTGGCAAGTTTATTTAAAGTAGTAAGTTCTCTAGATGTATTACTTATCTCACTTCTTAACTTTTTTAGTTGTTGAGAGCCTTTTACAGCAACCGCAATATCAACGCTATAATCAGCCACTTGCTATAAAAACAAAAAACATTTCT